TCATGGAGCCAGTGCTTGATGAGCACGGCGAATTGAGTCAGACCGTCCCCGGTGATGCTTTGCAGGTTGCGCTGGATCAGTTTCCCAGGTCACCGAAGCCGCAGGAGGCCATGAGCGCCCCGCCGAAGGTGGAGGCCAGCCCGGAGTATTCGTCCAGGGCGGTCTTGAGGGCGTCCTTGTCTTCGGGCTTGACCGTTTCCATGATCAGGTTGCGGAAGGCCTGGCCCGCGTTCTTCAGCACGGATTTCTGCACGCGGGCGACCTGGGGAGTGGAGGGCCGCTTGAAGTGGAATTTGAAGGTCACGTCCGCGTCCTTGAACCGGTCGAAGAACTCGTGCTTCAGCTCCACATATTCCGTTGCCTTGGTGGGGGTGTCGTCTGCCATGGTATCCTCTTTTATCAGGTCGGGTGTCCCGGTTTACAGAGCCGGAGTGCCGCCCCACTTGATGGGGGCGATGATGTTGAGGTCGTATTTCACGGCACCGGCGTTGTCGTCGTCCTGACTCGCGCCAGAGTCCTGCTTGGTGATCTTCACCTTGGGCAGCGTGTCCGTGACCGTGGGCATGTCGTCGTTGCCGTAGCTGACCACGATCTGGAACGGCTCGCCGGAATAGACCGATCCGCCGAGGGCTTCGCGCAGGGCTTCGGCCTCGTCGCGGTCCAGCTCCATGGAGCCGGACGCCTTGTAGTTCTTGCGGCCATAGCCGCGCGGGACGTTGCCCTTGCCGTACCGGGCTTCGATGGGCCGTTCATCGTAGTTGAGGCTGGTGATCCCCACGGCCACGCCGTTGGGGAGCTGGACCTCCACGGATTCCCAGTCATAGAGATTGCCGTTGACGGACATTATGCCACCTCCTTCAGGCGCGGATCGAAGTTGGAACCGGCGTAGGTGTAGCTGGTGAAGAGCTTGATCTTGCGGATGATGGGAATGCCGATCAGCTCCTCCTCAACGGCCACGCCGTTGTTGGCGACGTCCTGCCCCGGCGGGATGGTGATGACGTACCCCACCAGCTCCCTGGGCTTGGCCTTGGTCATGGTGTCGAGGGCGTTTTCGATGTTCCCCTTCAGGTAGGCAAGGCCACCGGCGTTGCCTTCGGCAGCCGGATCGCCCGCTTCGTCGTACATGCCTTTGAGGGCAGCGATACGGGACAACCGCACGGCCTTGAACACGGTGCGGAGAATCTCCTCGTATTGGTAGTCACTGGTCGGCTCGGCCAGGGTACGGGAGTCGCCCCAGTACGGGCCGGTCAGTCCGGCATATGCCTTGGCGGAAACCGCCCCGGAGTTCTCCAGGATTTCATGGATGCCGTTTTCCACCCAGCCGTCCGGGAGTTGCCCTTGGCTGATGGGGCCGTCCAGGACGCGCCCGGTTGCCCGGTGGACCGGGATGGACAAGACGCGCCCGACCTGCAAGCCGCCCCAGTTGCGCAGCCGCCGCAAGCCGGTGGAGTCAGAGACTTCGCCGAACGCGACCACGGCCTGGACAAACCGGTGGGCATACTGGTCCCGTTCGGTCAACCACGCGGCCACCCAATCGTTGAGGTCCTCACCATCGTAGGGGAGACGGAACTCGGTTTTGAAGTAGGTGGGCCGGTGCTGGTTCCACAGCTCGTCCGCCTTGGCCCCGCATGCTGCCCAGTCCACGGCGTCACTGGGACCGACCACATAGACGAATTCCATGTCGTACAGCGCCAGGGGCGTTTCCAGGGCCGTCATGACGGACGTGATGGACGGGGCCGGAGGGTTCAGCGTGCAGCGGTATTCGGTTCCGAGGATCATGTCCTCGTCGGGGACGGTGATCGTCACGCCGGTGGAGCTGACCGGGATCGCGCCGTCCACCGGGATGGTGCGGATGGAGCCCCAGTTGTCGCCGCCGTCCTCGGAGAGCTGGTAGGTCCCCACATTTCGTCCGCCCGCCCCGGTGATGAGGAGCACCAGATCGGCGGCGGCCTTGACCGTGCCGGCGACGGTCACGTCCGGGCCGTTGCCCACCTTTTCCACCGGACCGATGGGGCCGCGCACGGTGACCGCGTAAACGTCATCCTTGACGTGAGCGCCTTCGTCCAGGGTCAGGACCGCGCCGGACGCACCCAGCGTGATCTGGCCGTTGGCCGGGGTGGCGGTATCGTTCTCCCACGTCGCTCCCCCGTCCAGGGAAAGCTTGTAGGTTGCGGTTCCGAGCTGGCCCGCGACCACGATCTGCACCTTGGCGTCCGCATTGGCCGCCCCCACGCCGCTGGCGGAGGCGTCCGGGCCGGTGCCGGAGTGCTGAACGTTGCCGATATAGCCGCCGGGCAAGCCTTCGACCGGCACCGCGACGACCACGGGTTCCTGCCCGCCGGTGGCGAAGATATCGCGCAGCCGGTCCACCAGGGGGCCGACGCCGAGAAGGCCGGTCAGGTCGCTCCGCTTGCCGAGCAAGTATCCCTTGCCGACCGTGCCAGCCGAGCAGACGCCCGCAACAAGGCACGAGCCGGAGACATCGCCGGGGGCGAGGCCGCTGGTGCCGTCCACCAAATATTCGATTACATCATTCATCTTGTCCCCCTAGATGGTGCCGCCGCCCTGAGGGCGGTTGCGCAGGCGAGTCAACGCGGCGTCGAGCTCGGCCTGGGTGACGTGCTTGCCTTCGGCCCAGTTGGCCGCCTGCCGGAGCGCGGCAAGTTCCCATGCGGGGAGCTTGGCAGCCTCGGCCAGCGTTTCAACGGGCACCAGCGGGGCCTCAGTTTTCTTCTTCATTTCCTGCCTCCCGATAGCTGGGGTTGATGTCCACGCTCTTGATGAGCGAGATCTCTTTTTCGGTGACGGTCATTCCGGTGAATGCGACATGGAAGCTTTTTGACCGTTTCTTGAAGACTTCCACCTGTTTGGTCGTGAATCCGCCGTACTCGGCCTTTTCAACGGCCACGGTGACCGTGTTGCCGTCCTCATCGGTCATGCGCTTGGGCAGCGCGGCGATGAACCGGCGGGAAAAATCTTTGAGCCACGTTTCGTCGTCGGCACGGACCACGGCGCGGACCGGCAGGCGGACGGATTGCTTCTCACGGGTCAGCGTCCTGTGTGTGGCTTCCTTGCCCTCGGTCCTCGCCTTGCGGATCGGGCGGCCCGTGTAAGTGTATTGTTCGGCCAGGTAGGATATCTCTACGCGCCTGGGCGGAAGCGTGATCCCGTCCTTGTCCGGCTCGACCATGACGGCGGATTCCGGCAGACCGGCGGCCACGGCTGCCGCCGTGATGGCCTCGGTTGCGAACTGTCTCACTTGGAACCTCCGAGGATGCCGATCAGGTGATCCGCCAGGATGGCGCGGGCTTCTTTGATGTCCTCTTCGGACATACCGAGAAAAGGGCGGGCCGGAAGTTCCACGGCATGCCCGCGACCGGTTTTACCGCCAAGCTGATGGATACGGGCGAATGGGCCGTTGCTGCCCCACACAACATGGTCTGGGCTGACCTCGTAGCCAATGGGCCGAAGTTGCGTTTCGCTCCTGTTCACAAGCGTCTTGCCGCCTTCCCTTTCCGCTCGTTGCGAGGGCTTCCACTGAGTGCCGTCAGGGGCAGTGGAAGTACGGAAGCGTTCTTCTGTGGAAGAAGCCAAGGCTTCGCCGATCACCTCTAAAGCCGCCTTGCTCTGCCCGGCCTTGGCGACGGCGGTGCCGAGCATCCGGTCCATACCGCCCCAGTCGAGCTTGAAACTGGTGCCACCCATCACCATCTCCCCATGTCGATGGACGGCGCTCGGGTGATCACGATCAGTTCGTCGTCAACGCGGGCCTCTTCGCCCAGCTCGACGAGACCGACATTCAGCTTGCCGTCCCTGATGGCTTCCAGGTCCCTGACGGCCTGCTTGTACTGGGTCTGAAGCGGTATCCAATCGTTGTTGGAACCGCCTTCGGTGGTCATGAGCGAGGTGATGCCGCCCACCACCCTGTAGGAGACGATGACGGCGGCGATGCGCTTGAGGGTGTGCGGCGTGGAAACGAGCGGCAACTCGAACCGGGCGCGGAGGGCGTCGTCGATCTCGCCGGAGACGTTGGCGATGGTCTTATCGACGATCCCGGCGGTCTGGTTCTCGGCGGCGGTGAGATACGCCTCAAGGACGTAGTCGGTCAGATCGATTCTTTCGCAATACACAGATGCCTCTCTTTC